CTACAGTTTTTTTAGCCATATCTGCTGCCTTGTTCTTGAGAGCACCAAGCTTACTCCATACAGAAGATGCTGCATCTTTAAGCTTGTCATAAGTATTCTGAAGAGCAGCCTTAGCAGAACCGCTAGCCTTCTGAATCTGAGCCCAAACCTCACCCATCTTCTTCTTAAGAGCTGCATACTTGTTGGACAGAATCTTAGCTGTAGAGGTTGCACGCTCTTTAGCCGTATCGATTACTCCCTCAGAGTAGATGGAGTAGTCACCACAGTATGCCATCAGGTTAGGAGAATTTGCATAACCCGAGCAAGCCTCATCAAGGATGAGCGCTTCATTCAGCTCTTTATAATAAGAAGAATGAGAAGAGATCGGAGAAACAGCTACATTGTAACCAGCCTCTTTGAGCATGGTTACAGTCTCGAGCATCTTATCATCTTCGTACAGAGTGGCCTCGTTGACAGCAAATCCGATAAGGGATTCGCTAAGATTATTACACTCACAAACCTGGCTGATAGCATATCCAGCATCATCAATGCTGTTGCTGGTAGCATAGTCGACAAAGCTCTCGAGCATAATCAGATCCTGATTAAGTCGTGAGTTGTGACGTACTGGAACCATGTATGCAGAATAATCTGATTCGGATTCTCTGAGAACATCCAGACTTTCAATGATCGAAGTGGGGTTATAGATCCCCATATCAGTAGACTTTATAATCATTGGAGTTACTTCCCTCCTTAAACTTTATTATCAAATAGTCCACCCCATAAACGTATACGGGATATACTAGATGTTACTACTTCTTAACGAACTCTACCACTTGTTTCTTGTTTGGATCTTTAGTTGTATCCATAGTAGACAGCATCTCATATTCAGATCCTAGAATGATATCTGTACGAGCAGAATCGAATCTATCTAACTTATTCTGCATCAGGTTTCTTATATCCTCTATATTTGGGAATGAATAAGCACCTGATGGATCTATATGAACCATCCCCATGGTAAGTACTTTAGTCTCTTTAGCAAAGTCATAAGTCTTGCTATGCTCTTCTGCTAACTCTATAGCTCTTAGTAGTTCACCATTCATATACTCTCTATACTGTCTTATGAACTCATTATATCTACCAAAGACATGTGTGGTGGGTATAAAGAGAAACCCATTATGGGTTAACTCATGGACAGTCTCTGATAATGGTATCAATCCTACCATCATATTGAAATGCACATACATAACCTCTTTAGCAACCATGAATGGAGATAGAGATTCTCTATGTGCCAATCTCTTGGTAAAGATTGTCTCTACTATATCAAAGAGAGTAAATGGCGTATGGTGTATATGTATCTTAAGAGAGTAAGTATCTAAGTTGTTGATGTTCTCATAGAAAGAACACTTATTCATATCCACATGCTCTCTTAGAAACGGTATAAGCTGTTTAGAGTATGACCTAGATCCTCTACAGATACGTTCTACATCAAAAAAATATTTCTTCATCTCTTTCGGATCTGAAAAGTCATAGTCTGCCATATCAAAGTCTGGCAGATGAGATATATTGATCTGATATATAGGATCTGGCAATGATATATTTGTATTATCCCTCACTAAGTATCACCTACTTCTACAGAAACATCTGTTTTACCCAGATGTGGTTAAATGGAGAGATATACAAAAAAGAAGAGTATACCCATAAAGGTATACTCGTTTTTATCTTAGGTAGTACTCATCATATCCAATAGCTCTTTATTTCTAGATACAAACCTCAACAAGCTCTTTCTAGATAGGATTGGTTTATACAATAGCTCTACTTTGGTATCTTCTACNTACTCATCATATCCAATAGCTCTTTGTTTCTAGATATAAACCTCAACAAACTCTTTCTAGATAAGATTGGTTTATACACTAGATCGACTTTAGTGTCTTCTATCAGTTTATTCACATCTATGATTCTA